AGATGAGTTCGATTGCCAACGAGATCATGTGGACTCGTGACTATTCTGAGCGTGCGGGTGGCGTGCCGGTGTTGTTCCCTGAGTTGCGTGATTCTGAGGGTGTGCAGCGGGAACGGTTTGGGCGCGAAAACCTAGTTTTAGAAAATGATTACTTTAGGAAATGGAAAGGCACCTGGCAATGAGGGTTTTAACGATTGGCACTTTTGATTTGTTGCATCCCGGTCATGTTGCACTTCTTGAACGCTGTGTGGAGTTGGGTGGTGAGCGCGCTCATGTTTCTGTTGGTGTCAACACTGACGATTTCATAAAACGCTATAAGGGCAGTTACCCGGTGATGTCGCTGGTGGAACGCCTTGAAATGTTGCGGGCTATCCGGTGGGTTGATGATGTGCTAATCAATAAGGGCAATGAGGATTGCAAAGTGTTGATTGACGAGGTGAAGCCTGACTTGCTGGTGGTTGGTTCTGACTGGTTGGGCAAAGACTATTTGAAGCAGACGGGGCTGACGCGCGAGTATTTGGAACGGCGCAACATCGCTTTAGTCTTTTTGCCGTATACGGTGGGGATTAGCACCACACAACTCAAGGCACGCCTAAAATAGCCTTATGATTACAAACGGGTATGCAACTTTGCAGCAGGTGAAAGACGCTCTGCGGATCACTGATGCCGTTGATGACAGCCTGATTGAAATGAGCATTGAGGCGGCTTCGCGCGAGATTGATTCTTACTGCCAGCGCGTGTTTTATCCGACTACGGCAACGCGCACTTACCGTTGTGACAGCAACTTTTTGCTCGAGATTGATGACCTCATTTCTTTGACCACGCTTAAGACAACGGCTCAGACGGCGTGGGATACAACTTGGGGCGCGGCTGACTACCAGCTCGAACCGACGAATGGCATTGTGGGCGGACTTACTCAGCCGTACACTCGTGTGCGGGCTATCGGCAATTTCACTTTTCCCATCATGCCTAATGTGACGGTGCAGATTGCTGGCGTGTTTGGGTGGTCGGCGGTGCCGGTTGATGTGCGCCTCGCTTGTGTCATTCTTTCTCAGCGTTTGTTTAAGCGTTTTGATAGCCCAACGGGCGTTTTGGGCATGGGAGATTTGGGAGTCATCCGCATTAGCCGTATTGACTCAGACATTCAGGCGTTGCTTGCGCCGTATCAAAAGGTGAGCGTCGCTTGAGCATCGCACTTATCCGCAAGGGGCTTGGCGATAACCTCGGCACTATTCGGGGGCTTCGAGTTGCGGAAACAATCCCCGATCAGGTCAATCCACCTGTGGCGGTTATTTCGTTGCAAACGGTTGAATATGACGGCGCATTGCGTGGCGGCCTCACAACTTATACTTTCATGGTGACTGTGGTTGTGGGGCGCATCTCTGAGCGCACTGCACAGCGCACACTTGACGCATACATTTCGCCTGGCACTGGTTCTATCAAGACGGCGATTGAGTCTGAACGCTCGTTGGGCGGTTCTGCGTTTGATTGTCGTGTCGAGGGCATGAGCAATGTTGGCAGTGTCACAATAGGGGATATAACTTATTTGGCGGCAGATTTCACTGTCACCGTTTACGGAAACTAGGAGAAAAACAAAATGGCAAAACAGGTTTTCACTAACGCTGTGGTCACCGTCAACGGTACTGACTTCAGTGACCACATTGCCGCGGTTACGATTGAGCAGTCGGCTGACGAAATCGAAACCACCGCTTTTGGTGCGACGGGTTGGCGCACGCGCACCGTTGGCCTGAAAGATGGTTCGGTCACGCTTGACTGGCACCAAGACTTTAGCTCGTCAGTTGACGCTACTCTGTCGAGCGCGTGGGGTGCTGTCGGCACTGTTACGGTCATGCCGAACGGCACAGCCATTGGTGCCTCGAACCCTCGCTGGACTTGCCCTGTGGTTCTCAGCGGTTATTCGCCTGTTGCCGGTTCGGTTGGTGACCTGCTCACCTTCTCAACCACATGGGCTGCCGCTGGTGCGTTTGCACGCGCAACCGCGTAACACTATAAGATAGGGGCATGAACCCTATTGATCTTGAAATCATCTTCAGCGATGGTACTGCCAAAACGGTTAGTGCCATCGCTGTTGATTTGATGCGCTTCGAAGCTCACTTTGACATGAGCATTGCAGGCTTGGCTACGCCTAAGCTGACGCACCTTTTCTTTCTGGCGTATTCGGTTGAGAAGCGCACGAAGGCTACTGAGCTGGAGTTTGAGCCGTGGGTGGAAACCATCCAGCTTGTCAAAGAAGGCAACAGTTCAAAAAAATAGAACCTCTCGGGGCGTGGAGTTTGCATTGGACACTTGCACAGCTTTCACATGAGTTCAAGATTTCGCCACGAGAGTTGATGGAACTTGAGCCTCGAATGTTGTGGACTATGCAACGGTATCTTGTCGCTGTGTCGCGCACTCGGGAACAGGGTGCTCAGTAGACTTGAGCCATGACGGTTCAGATGCGTGCTGAGGTGAACGCGCAAGATTTGGCGATGGTGGCGAAGATTTTGCGCCGCGTTGACAAAGAGTTGTTGAATGATTTGGGGCGTTCAATGCGTTCCGGCATTGGTGGTACTGCCCGTCAAATTGCTGATTCGGCTAACAGTAACGGTGCACCGCTTTCGGGCATGACTAACCACAGGGGCGCAACACAGTGGGGAAATGTCAAGGCAACAATTTCCACTCGACCTGGTAGGCAGCGTTTTGGTTGGGGCGATCTGGTAACAATCAATGTTGATGCCGGGCGCAACTCGCGCGGTATGTACATTTCAGAGTTTGCCGGTTCAAAAAATCCTAACGGTTCGCCTACTGATGCGCGTGGCCCGTGGTTTGTGGGGATGCTGAATATTCGTGTTCCCGGTTGGCAAAAGGGTGGGCGTTATGTTTACAAAGCCTTCATGCCGTTTAAGGATTCAATTTACAAGTTGGCTGAGTCACTCACTGAGAAGTGGCTTGACCGTGTGAACCAAGAATTGAGGTGATGGCGTGCCATTACGGATACCTATTGTTTCTAAGTTTGACAACACTGGTGTTAGAGATGCTTCAAATAGTCTTGACCGGCTGAGCGGGTTTGCTAAGGGTGTTGGGGGCGTGCTTGCTGGCGCGTTTGCTGCGGCGAGCGCCGGGGCGGTTGTCTTTGCAGCATCGTCTTTGAGGGCGGCTGACGAGTCTTGGAAGGTTAGCAAGGGGCTTGAGCAGGCGGCAATTAACGCTGGCGTGTTTGGTTCGAGTGCGGCGGATATTGCTGTGGCCACGGGCGCGCTCGAGGATCATGCAACGAAGCTTGCCGAGTTGACTGGTATTGATGACGAGGTTTTGTTGTCGATGGAGAAAACTTGGCTGGCTGTTCCTCAGTTGGCTCAGTTGGGTACTGACGGTATTGCGAATCTTGCGACGGTTGCGGCGGATGTGGCTGCCGGTACGGGGCGCGATATTGGAAGTATCGGCTCGGCTTTCGTCAAGATCGCCGGTGACGCCGAGACTGCCATGTCGAAACTTGTTCGTCAGGGTGTGGTGTTCAGTGATGAGCAGAAGGCCACATATCAGGCGATGCTTGACACTAATGATGAGATTGGCGCGCAACAGTATCTCATTGACACGCTTGGCACTAAGTATTCGGGCATGGCTGAGGCGATGGCTTCACCGTTTGACCGGCTTAAAGTCATTTTTGAGAATCTGCAAGAGACTGTTGGTACCGCAATGTTGCCAGCGGTTGAGAAGCTTGTGCCGGTGTTGGCAACTTTTGTGGAGACGCTTACAGCATCTTCAGGGTTTGCCAGTTTTATTGACGCTTTGACGATGGCGTTTGACACGCTCATTGATGTGATTGTGCCGTTGCTTGATCCGTTCATGGATTTGATTATGGTTTTGTTGCCACCGTTGCTTGACATTATTACGATGCTCGCACCGCTGGTTGGTGACCTTGTTAAGGCGTTTATTCCGTTGCTCGAGGGCATCCTGCCACCGCTGGTGAGCCTTATCGAAACCTTGTTGCCGCCACTGATGGATTTGCTGATGGCTATTTTCATTCCGCTTGTGCCAATTCTGGTTCGACTCGTTGAGGCGTTTGCGCCGCTGATTGAGCGGATGTTGCCACCGTTGCTCAACATCATTACTTCGCTTGTGACGATT